CTGAGCCTACCGGCAGACTTCCTGGCGGCGTACAGCCTCGCGGTGTACTCGACGCTCCTGGGCGGCGGCAACCGGGAGTTCCTCCTGAACAAGGATGTGAACTTCATGCGCGAGAGCTATCCCAATCCGGCCACCACCGGCACGCCTCGGTACTACGCGCTCGACGGTACCAGCACCCCGCTGATCCAAAAGATCATCCTGGGCCCCACGCCCGGTGCCAACTTCAGCGCTGAGCTGAACTACTTCTACCAGCCGGAGAGTATCGTCACGGCCACGAACACTTGGCTGGGCGACAACTTCGAGTCGGTGCTGTTCAACGCGGTCCTGGTCGAAGCTGCTCGATTCATGAAGGCTGAGCAGGATGTCATGGCGATGTACCAGAACCAGTTCAACGAGTCGTTCGTGCTGTTGAAGAACCTTGGTGACGGGAAGAACCGCCAGGACATGTACCGCAGCGGTCAAGTGCGGAACGAGGTGAAGTAAATGCCGATCCTCCAGGGCATGTGTTCGTCGTTCAAGCAGGAGTCCTGGCTGGGCATCCACGACCTTGACACCGACACGCTGAAGATGGCGCTGTACACGGCCAACGCGAACCTGAGCCAAGCCACGACGGTCTACACGACCGCTGATGAGGTTGTAGGCGCGGGGTACACCGCTGGCGGTGAGGTCATCACGGGGGCTCAAGTCCTGCTCTCCGGCACCACGGCGTATCTGACGTTCAACAACCCGGTGTGGTCTGGTGCCTCGTTCGTCTGCCGGGGTGCGCTGATCTACAACGCCAGCAAGGCCGACCGCGCCATCGCGGTAATTGACTTCGGCGCGGACAAGACGGCGTCGGGTACGTTCACGGTACAACTCCCAGCGGCCACAGCCGCCGCAGCGCTGCTGCGCTTCGCTTGAGGTCATCATGGCAAACACTTACACCACGGGCTTGCGGCTGTCGAAGCCGGGGCTGGGCGACGCGGGCTGGGGCACCACGGTCAACAGCGGGCTTACCGATCTGGTCGATCAGGCGGTAGCCGGTCAGGTGCGCGTGGATGTCACGGCTGCGGGGCCCTTCGTCCTGACGCTGTCTGACGGTGCGGTGTCTGATGGACGGAGCATGTTCATCTACGCCTTCGGCACGCCCGGGGGTGCACGCGAGATCCAAGTCCCTGCGCGGTCAAACACGGTCAACAAGCTCTTCTTCGTCAGGAACGACTCCAACGGTGCTGTGACGGTCAAGGTCGTTGGGCAGACGGGTGTGGTGGTCCCAGTCAACGCCTCGATGGTGTTGAAGATGAACGACGGCGGTACGGACGTTGTTGAAGGGATCACGCATGTTGCGGCACTGACCCTTGGCGCCCCGCTGCCGGTGGCTTCTGGTGGTACAGGGATCACCGCGTTCGGCACGGGCGTAGCCACCGCGTTAGGACAAAACGTCACGGGTTCGGGCGGCATTGTCCTGGCTACCTCACCGACCTTCACCGGTATCCCCGCTGCTCCCACAGCAACTTCCGGCACCAACACCACGCAGCTTGCCACAACGGCGTTTGTTCAGTCTGCTATCCAAGCAGCGTACCCTGTCGGCTCCATCTACATCAACGCAACCAACGCTACCAATCCCGGCACCTTGTTGGGCTTCGGTACTTGGGTCGCGTTTGGCGCTGGCCGCGTCCCTGTCGGCTTCGATTCCGGTAACCCGCTGTTTGATACCGCCGAGGAGACTGGTGGTTCAGCGAACGCCACTGTGGTCAGCCACGATCACACGTACAGCGCAACGACCGGAAATCAAAGCGCCAACCATACTCACTCTCCTACCTCAGGAAATTTCCTTGTTACAGGAACAAGTCCGTATGCCTTAAGTTTGGGGTCTGAAGTCGCTGTAGCATCTAGCACAGGCACACAGAGCGCCGACCACACGCACAACGTCAGCGGCACAACCGCCAGCACGGGCTCCAGCGGCACCAACGCCAACTACCAGCCGTACATCACGGTGTACATGTGGAAGAGAACGGCATGAACTTCGATAACGCTTTCAAGGAACTACTCAAGCACGAAGGGGGGTACATTAATCATGCCCTCGATCCGGGTAAAGCCACCAACATGGGTATCACCGAGGCGGTGGCACGCCGGGTGGGCTACAAGGGTGCCATGCAAGACCTGCCGGTGGACCTCGCCAAGCGCATCTACCTCGAAGAGTACTGGAACGCTGTCCGGGCCGATGAACTGCCTTCGCTGGTCCGCTACGCCGTCTTCGACGCTGCGGTGAACTCCGGTGTACGGCAGTCGGTTCTGTGGCTCCAGCGGGCCCTTGGCGTGGCTGATGATGGTTCCCTGGGGCCGAAGACTGTGGCCGCTGCCAACGCGGCCAATCCCGATGCCCTACGGGCGCGGCTCATCAGCCAGCGTTTGCGCTTCCTGACCAACCTCAACACCTTCGGCGCCTTCGGGCGCGGCTGGACCCGGCGCTGCTGCGACATCATGGAGATGTGATATGCGCCCCTTCGCTGTCTTGTTCGCGCTTCTCCTGGTGGGGGGTGTTTCTGGCAGCGTTATGGGCGACGGCCTGGGGCCCATCGCTGAGGTCCGGGCAGGGGACGCCCGGGTAGAGCTTCATCGAGAACCCGGCCCGTGTGTGGGCTTCGCCCGCTGGGCACTGTACCTCCAGGACAAGATCCGCGTGCCGGGGTGCTGGATTCTGGTGGAGGAGTCTGTTCAAATCGCATGGCTTGATGGGAGCACATCCGTGATCCCCTCTCGGGCATTTCGCAAACCGGAGATTCTATGAACCCGCTCTTCCTTGGACCGGTCCTTGAGATTGGCAAGACGCTGTTGGATCGGTTCATCCCGGACCCGGAGAAGAAGCGCGAAGCGGAAGCTGAGTTCCTCAAGCAAGCCATGGACGGCGAACTCAAGCAGGTCATCGCCCAACTGGAGATCAACGCCCGAGAGGCTACGCACCCCAGCACCTGGGTTGCTGGCTGGCGTCCTTACTTCGGCTGGGTTGGCGGTACTGCATTCGCTTATGTCGGCATCATCAAACCGCTGCTGACTTGGTGGGCAACTATCAAGGGCTGGCCGGTGCCGCCTGACATCGACACGGAATTCTTGTGGGTGGTGGTGTCTGGAATGCTGGGCATCGGCGGATTGCGCACCTACGAAAAGTCCAAGGGCGTAACGAAGTAACACCATGCCGCTGAAAGCTGTACGCATCCGCCCGGGGGTGTTTCGCGAGAACACCCGCTACGCTTCAGAAGACCGTGGGTGGTACTTCTGCGACAAAGTCCGTTTCCGCTCGGGGCAACCCGAGAAGATCGGCGGGTGGGCGCAGCTGCTCAATGACCAGTTCCTCGGCGTCTGCCGCTCTCTTTGGCCTTGGACACAGTTCGTCGGTGTCGGCACGCACCTGAAGTACTACATCCAGTACGGCCAGTATTACGACATCACGCCGCTGCGCACTACTACGACGCTCCCCAACAACCCGTTTACGGCCAACGGTACTACGACGATCAGCGTCAATGCACCCTCTCACGGTGCGCTTACTGGAGACTTTGTCACTTACAGCGGAGCTACGGCGTTCTCCGGAGTCACCATCTCTGGCGAGTACCAAGTCACGGTTGTTGATGCCAACACGTACACAATCACGTACAGCACGGCGGTGTCTGCGGGTTCGGGTGGTGGTGCAGCGGTATCGGCTGCCTATCAGGTCAACGTCGGCTCCGTCATTCAGTACCCTCCCGCGTCGGGTACGGGCTGGGGCAGTGGCGGCTGGGGTTCCGGTGTGTGGGGTGGCAGCTCGACACCCTTCGTCCCCTTGAACTTCGGCCTCTGGACCGCGTACAACTTTGGCAACGACCTGCTGATCAACCCCAAGGGCGGGGGCATCTACTACTGGGACGCGGGGACCATCGGCACCGGCACGCGGGCGGTCAATATCTCGACGCTCACGGGTGCAAGCGACACGCCCAGCAAGTCGAACTACATCGTCGTTTCCGACGCCTCGCGCTTCGTCCTGGCCTTCGGCACCACTGACTACGGCTCAACCGATCTGGACCCCATGCTGATCCGCTGGTCGGATCAAGAGACCGCTGCCAACTGGACCCCGGCAGCGACCACTCAGGCGGGTAGCCTGCGCCTGTCTCACGGCTCTGCCATCGAGGCGGTTGCCCAGGTGCGGCAAGAGATTCTGGTCTGGACTGACACCTCGTTGTACTCCCTGCAGTACCTCGGCCCGCCCATTGTCTGGGGCTCACAGATCCTTGCGGACAACGTCTCCATCGTCAGTGACCGTGCCTGGGCAACTGCCGCGGGCGTCACCTACTGGATGGGTTACGAGAAGTTCTACATGTTTGACGGTCGCGTGCAAACGCTCAACTGCGATCTCCGTCAGTACATCTTCAACGACTTCAACTACGACCAGCCGCTGCAAGTCTTCGCTTCCACCGTGGAGCAGTTCAGTGAGGTCTGGTGGTTCTACTGCTCTGCAGGTTCCACTTCCGTTGACAAGTACGTTGTCTACAACTACGCAGAGAAGATCTGGTACTACGGGTCGATGGCTCGCACTGCATGGGTTGATGCGAGCGTGGTTGAGGATGTGCCCATTGCGGCGGACTACAACAGCCGTTTGTTGCTGCAAGAGACGGGTTGTGATGACAGTTCCGGCCCCTCGGCTGTAGGCTTCGACTCCTACATTACCTCGGCTGAGTTCGACATTGATGACGGGCACAACTTCGGGTTCGTTTGGCGGGTGATCCCGGACATCACGTTCAACGGGTCTACGACGCCGCTGCCTGCACAGCCCAGCGTCGAGCTGTCCCTCCTCACGCTGCAGAACTCCGGCTCAGGCTACACGCGAGGCGTGGACCCGGTGGCTACGGACGCCTCTAATATGTCTGTCGCGGGGAGCAACGCGTTCCCTGTGGCGCGGGTGGCGACGACCACGGTCGAGCGCTTTACCGAGCAGGTCAACATCCGCATCAGGGCACGCCAGATGGCGATCAAAGTAGGGTCTACGGGCCAGGGCGTGCAGTGGCAGCTTGGGGTGCCTAGACTCGATCTCAGGCCGGATGGGCGTAAATCGTGAGCATCATCAGCACGATCATCAAGAGGTTCAAAGCCCCTGCGCTTCCGTTCCCTACAAGAGGCTACGATCCGGACTACTTCAACCAGCTACTGAGCATTCTGCGGATCTACTTCAACCAGCTAGACAACCTGCTGAATCAAATCGTGGCGACTACTGCAAACCCTATCCCAATATCAATCGGTGGCACCAACGTCGATGCGTTTGGGCGCCTGCGTGTCAGCCAGCCCTACACCATTTTTGACAGCCAGAACCGCTACGCAATTGACAACCAGTTCGACACCAGCACGGCTACAGGTGGCTCAACCACGTACCTACCCAACGAAGCCTCGGTGCGGATGGATGTCACCACCTCAAGCGGGTCTGAAGTTGTCAGGCAGTCTTACAGGTGCATGCCGTACCAGCCGGGTAAGGGTTTGTTGCTGCTGGCTACGTTCGTGATGAACTCGCCCAAGACAGGGCTGCGCCAGCGGGTGGGGTATTTTGGAACCCAGAACGGCGTGTTCCTCCAGCAAGCAGACAGCACCGTCTCGTTTGTCCTGAGGTCTTACATCTCAGGCTCCGTTGACGACACCTCGCGGGCGGTCAACCAAGCGAACTGGAACGGCGACAAACTTGATGGGACGGGGGACTCCGGGTATACCCTTGATCTGACCAAGGCGCAGATCCTCTGGATGGACTTCGAGTGGTTGGGCGTAGGTTCCGTTCGGTGCGGCTTCATCATCAACGGTGAGTACATCGTCTGCCACACGTTCAACAATGCAAACGACATCACTTCTGTTTACATGACCACGGCAATTTTGCCGGTCAGGTATCAGATCACCAACACCGGAGCGACGGCAAGCGCTTCGTCCCTGAAGCAAATTTGCTCCTCGGTGGTTTCTGAAGGTGGGTACGAGCAGACTTCCATTGAACACGTTGCCCGAAGGACAGCGGCCAAGACTTCAATTGGCACGACCTTTCTTCCTCTGGTATCCATCCGGCTGGCTTCCACCGCGCTGAACGCAGTGGTGCTGCCCGTCAAATTTAACGTGATGCCAACCTCGACGGGGGATGACTTTGAGGTTATTCTGACAAAGAACAGCACCGGGCTGACCTCGGCCTCTTGGGCTGCAGTTGCAGGTGATGCCAACGTGGAGATGGACACTTCTGCCACGGCCATGACGGTAGGCACCATCGTAGATATCCAATACGTGAAGTCCACCAACCAGTCCAGTGGGACGATCAACCAGCCTGCGGCGTACAACTGGGATCTTCAGTTGGGTTCCTCCTTGACTGGGACGAGTGATATCTATACGCTGGGCATCCGGGTGCTGTCGGGCTCCTCTGGCGCAGCCATCGGGTCTTTGACCTTCTACGATCTGACGCAGTGATGGCGTTCTGGTACTTGACTTGAGGTAAGGCTATGAATCTCCTAGACGTCATCAAAGGTGGCGCGGGTATTGTTAAAGATGTGTTTGATTTCGGCAAAGACATCTTCGGTTCTGACGCTGGTAAGCTAGGTCTAGCAGCTTTGGCGGCACAACAAGCCGCGAAAGAACGCCTCCCTGAAAGAGGTGGTGGAACAAAGCTGGCTTATCCCGGCCCCGCACAGCTCACCCGCACGATGGGGGTGCACCCCACTTTGGGCACTCCTCTGGCCTACTATGACTATGGCCCGCCTATTCAAGCTGTTGGCCCCACTGCGGCAACTGCTGCTACGGGTGAGGAAGAAAGGGCCGCGTTGGAACGGCTGCTGGGTGGTAGCAGCCTTGGGCAAGACGCAGATGTTGCGCCTTCGTCTTCTGGCGGGGGCGGTGCTCCTGGACAGGGCGTCAGCTCAGCGGCACAGCAGCTCGGACTGGGTCTCATGGCGTATGGGAACATCCCGCTTATGCCTTACGGGATGCTGGCGAGTGCGGTTGGAAAGGGCATCGCTGATCAGCAGATCAATGCGATGAGCACCGCACAACAAGCGATGCAAGATATGTTTAGCATCCCTGGGATTTCAGTAGTTAGCGACGCCAACGGGAACATCATCGGAGTGAGTAACCCGGAGTCGATTGCCGCTGCGGATGCGGATATGTTCGGTACATCGCAATCCGCCGCAGAGGAAGCGGTATCAAATGCGATGGCTGCAATGGCGGAGAGTGGTGCGGCAGGGGTGGGCCCCGGTACAGATAGCAGTGACTCTAGTGCTGGGGATATTAGTGGCGCTGGTTTAGGTTTGGCCCAAGGTGGTCCTGTTGCCCAATACGCCGCTCAAGGCGGGCTAATGCACGCCTACGCGCACGGAGGCCATGTCAACATGGAGGACGGCGGCTTCGTGCTGACCAAACGGGCCGTGGACGGCGCTGGCGGGCCGAGGGGCCTTGCTGCTCTGGTGCCCGGTGCACAACCGATTCGTGGGCCAGGGACTGGCACAAGCGACAGCATCCCTGCGACAATTCGTGGGGCCAAGGGCCAGACTCCGGCCCGAGTGTCAAACGGTGAAGCCTACGTCCCTCGGGAGACTGTCCAGCGTATGGGCGGTGCACGCCAAATGTACAACCTGATGCATAACCTTCAGAGGAGAGCGTGATGGCTGATGTCACGACGACGGGCGGTGGGACTACTACCGGGGGCCTTAACCCCTCCCAATCCACGCTGTCACCTAACTTCGCGCCGTATGTCTACGACATGCTGTCCAAGGGACAGGCGGCGGCTGGACTACCGTTTCAACCCTATACGGGTGAGCGTTTCGCGGGGGCTTCTGACCTTCAACAACAAGCCTTCGCAGGTCTCGGTGCACTCGGTCAGTACAACCCGACGCAGTTCAGCACCGGCCTGGGGCCGGTAGGCTCCGTCCAGAGCTACATGTCGCCGTACATGTCAGCGGTGACTGACATCGAGGCGCGTGAAGCGCGGCGGCAGGCAGACATCGGTCGGCAGTCAGAGCAGGCGCGTCTTGCGCAGGCCGGTGCCTATGGCGGCAGCAGGCAGGCGATCATGGAGGCGGAGCGGCAGAGGAATCTTGGCACCCAGATTGGGGACATTACCTCCAAGGGCCTGCAGTCCGCCTACGACCGAGCGATGGAGCAGCGGCTGAAGGAGTCCGCGCTGGGGCTGGAGTCTCAACGCTACGGAGAACAGGCGCAACAGTTCGGTGCCACTTATGGACTCCGATCACTGGCGGATCAACTTGCAGCGGGCAAAGAACAAAGAGAGATCGCGCAACAGCCTCTTGACTTCGGCTACCAGCAATTCCAAGAGAGCATGCAGTACCCCTTCCAGCAAGCCAAGTTCATGCAGACGCTACTTCCAGGACTTCCGTTGGAAGCGACCAAGTACACGCCGGAGCAATCCGCGTTGACCGCTGCAATGCAAGGGGGCCTTGGCCTATTGGCTCTTATGGGCGGGCTGAAAGGGTAAACCATGACGAACGCAGGTCTCGGCGCTATCGCCCCCAACGCTAACCCGATGGCTCCGAAGCCACAGCCATTTCAAGAGTTGTTAAAACTCGACAAAATGGTCAGGGCAGCAAACCTTGGTGTTGCCGCTCAAGGTCAGCAGGCGATGGCGCAGGCCCAACAACAGCAACCCACGGTAAAAGACCAGCTCATGATGGCGCTGGATCAAGCTCTCGGTGCGTCAAACTACGGCTTCGCTGACGGTGGGATCGTTGCTTTCGCGGGTGGTGGTGACATCAACCCGAAAACCCAAGAACAACAAGACCGTGAAAAAATCATTAGCGCTTTGAATGCAGCGGGGTTTTCAGCACAAAAACTAGCTGCTGCTGGTTTTGACATAATTTCCATGCCTGCTAGAGCGCTGATGGGTGTGTATAACTCACTTGTACGTGGACCGCGAGCGTTCGGCCTTAACCTGCCGTTCATAGGTGAAGATTCTCCAGAATTTATATCGAGCATGACGCCCGCTATGGACGCGGTGAGAAGGGCGGAAGACGCTAAAAAGTACACAGAGTATATGGACCCTAACCGTCCGCCAACTTTTGGAGCGCCTGCATCCCCGGCACCGCTGCGTGGGGCTCCGACCCCTCCTCGCCCTGCCCCTGCGGGTGCTGGGGCTCCTGCGGCCCTGCCTGCCCCCCCTCCGCTTGTCAGGCTCCAATCTCTGACGCCCTCTGCAAGTGGTGCTCCGCGTCCGTCCCCCGCCGCTGGGGCGGCTACTGGTCTCGGTGCCGGTGCCGGTGCCGGTGCCGACGTTGTTGCAAGCCCCGCCGCAGGCCAAATCGACCTATCAAACCTCAGCGCTGCACAAAAAGCTTTGGCGGAACTTGTCGGCCAACGTGGCGCGGTGTCCCCTGAAGTAGCTGCGGCCCGGGCGGAGTACGACCGCATGTCGCGCACGGCTCTGGACCCTGCTGAACAGCAACTCCGCGAGTTGGAGGCACAACAACGGCGGGGTGTCTTCTCTGACCCTGAAGCGCTCATGGAGATGCTGGCGGGCATGGGGGAGACGCCCATGACATTCGGTCAAGCTCTGGCCGGTGCCGGTAGGGGCGCTGCCAAGACTCGTGCAGGTCGTGAAGCCCGCATCCGCGATGCCCGGAGCAAGCTCAACCAACTGCGTTCTGATCTGGCGCTGACGCAAGCCCGGGAGCGTATGGCCCGCGCTGAAGGCGATGACCGCGCAGTGCGTGACTATAAGATCAAGGAGGCTGAGATCAAGGCTCAGATCCAAGCTACCTCAGTGGATCTGCAGTTCAAGCAGGAGGATCTTGAGGTCAGGCGGCGTCAAGTCGGTGCGCAAGAGATGGCTGCTAGGAACCGGCCTACCACTGAGGATCGTGGGCGGTTGACCGAAAACCAACGGGCCCTCCTAAGAGAACGTGCTATCGACAATGTGGCGAAAGACACAAACACCGTTGCATTGATAGCAAGAGCGCGGGCACAAGCTGCACGCGACAAAGTTCCGTTTAACGAAAGTGCTTTTCGTGAGCAGCTAATCCAACGCCAGTACGAATCGCTTGTGGCAGCGGCGGAAGATCGTACAATCGCGCCAACCCCCGGCTCTACGCCGGGCGCTACCCTGTCCGCTGAAGACCGGGCTCTCATCGAGAAGTACAAGTGACATGGAACTGAGTCAAGTCCTCCAAGCCCTGAGAAACGCCGATGCGGCGGGTGACACAGCGGCGGCAAAGAGGCTGGCGCAGATCGCAAGAGAGATGTCGGGGGTGACGGCCCCCGAACCGCCCAAAACGACCTTTCTCGGCCAAGTAGGCGAAGCCTTCAAGGGTGTCATCCCCGGTGCGATTGGGCTCGTAGAGCAAGCCGCCATTGGTGCCTCAGCCCTCCTGCCGCAGGAGCAAGAACGCGCAGCGCGTGAAGCCATCGCTGGGGTAGCGGGCGCTGCCAAGGCACCCTTCGCCCCGGCTCCGGGGTACGAAGGCACCGTCGGGCGCAAGTTCGGTGAGGCTGCGGGATCGTTCATCCCCTTCTTGGGCCTAGGCCCCTTGGGTCTGGCGGGCCGTGCGGGTGCCGTGGGCCTTGGCGTTGGAGCCGGCGCAGGCGAGGCGCGGACGCGAGCCGAGACCGAGGGTGCCACTGAAGAGCAGCGTGCCGCAGCGACCGCGCTGGGCACCTTGCCGGGGGCCTTGGAGGTCTTCGCCCCGTTCAGGATTCTGAGCCGTATCCCCGAGGGGGAGGTGCTGACCGCCGTTACCCGTCTCAAGCGTGTCGCGCTGGCGGGTGGTGAGGAAGCCGCTCAGGAGGCTGCGTCGGGCCTTGCCCAGAACATGATCGCCCGGGGGATATACAAGCCGGATCAAGCGCTCATCGAGGGTCTTGGCGAGCAAGCAGCCTACGGCGGTGCCGTGGGTGGTCTGGCACAGGGTCTTCTTGACTTGGCTCTGGGGCGTCGAGCCCGGGGTGCGGGTGCTGGTGAGCCTGCCCCGCCCGAAGGCCAGACGGCGATTGACGTTGTCAAGGCACAGCGAGAGCAGGCCAAGGCCGAGCAGGAAGCCGCCCGTGCCGCACCGACCAACACCGCGCAGGCCACGATTGACGAGACGCTGACGCAGTCAATCTCTGAGGCTTACCCGAAGCTGACGCAGGCAATCGAGGCGCTGAAGCAGCAGCCTGCTACCAAGGAGCGCAACGAGGCGATCAAAGCTCTGGAGGCTGAGCGTGGGCGCAGGCAACGCGAGGATGCTGAGCAACGTATTGGTGGCAAGCGAGCCGCTGAAGGGTTCCTCAGCGCCGAGGAGGCAGCGGCAGCGGGTGTATCACCTCGGGAAGAGTTCGATCCCACTCAGGCACGTCGTGAAGAGATCACTCGACTGCGCCAGCAGCGTGAAGACACGTTGGTCAACGGCAAGCCCCCGGCACTGAAGAGCCCTGCGCGTCGTAGATTCGATGAGCTTGATGCTCGTCTGCTTGAGATTGGTGGTGGGCGATGGACGCCGCCCACGGCACCGACGACGCCTACGGCGGAAGCCGAAGAGCCCAAGGTCCGTAAGGCGGGTGTTCCTGCACCCCTACCCGACATCCTCGACAGCGCGACGGTTGCCAAGATCGGTTTCACCCGGGGCTCAATCCACAACATGCTGGTCGGTAAGGCACCGACCGATCCCGAAGTCCGTGATGTCCTGCAGACGTATCTCGACGCAAAGCGGGAAGAAGGCACGCTGAACCCCAAGACGGAAGCCAAGGTCAACGCATTCTTGGCCCGGTTGCCTGAGCCCACGGTGCCTACGGCAACCGTCGCGCCGCCTGTGGCGGCTGCGCCCGAACCGACGCCGCCTGTGGCGGCTGCGCCCGAACCGGAGACCCCAAGTGCTATCGAACCTGTCGAACAACCAAGTGGAGCAGGCGCTCCAGTGGCTGGCGAGCCCAGTGCAGGAGCCGCCCCCGCAGGGGCTGGAGAAGCTGAACCAACTGGAGTGGTTCGTCCTATCGAGGATGCTGGACAGCCTGCTGGCGGAGAAGGAGAGCAACCCGCTGCAGTAACGCCCAGCGCCATCGTTGAGACGATGGCTCCTGATAAACCCACCCCCACTACCTACGTCGCTCCCGAATCCCAAGGCGCTGCTGCTCGGGTCAAACGGGGCGTGCGCCGCAAGAGTGTTGAACTGGATACCGAGGCTGACATCGACCGTGCCTTGGCAATGGGGGAGATTGACGAAGAGACGGCTGACCAACTCCGTGCTGATCTGACCGAATTTGAAGCCCCCGCTACTGCTATGGGGCAAGCGTTCCAGAAGCAGATTGACGAGATCAGAGCGAAGATGGACGCGCTGCGTCTGAAGGGTGACAGGATTCCTGCGCCGAAGTCCAAGGCCCGTAAGGAGTTCGATGCACTCGAAGCACAACTGAATGCACTCTTGCCCAAGGAGACTGGCTCTCTTGAAGAGAAGCTGGAGAAGGCAGGAGCTACTGGTGTGTTTGTAGCGGGCGGCGCTGGTCCCGTCCTTGACATCCCGTCAGTTCGCGCTGTGCTCAAGGACCGTAGCCCCAAGATGCTTCGGGCAGTCCTCGCCTACATCGGCGTGGATACCGATGGCACATACCTACCGACCACATATTCTGCCAGTGAAGCCGCTGAACTCGTCGGGTTGAAGAAGGGCTCTGGTTCAGAGGTACGTCGGATTGCTGAAACGTTGGGCATCACAAGCGATGTGATCAGCCGGTTCCAAGCGTCACAGACAGGGCGTGTTGGAATTGCCAAAGACGTTTCTGAAGCAAGTCTCTCCGGTATTTCTGTTGAGAACCCCAAGGCAGGGGTGCTATACGAGGCCCCAAAGAAGCCCGCCAAAACTGAGGAGGAGTACGACGCGCTTGTTGCCAAGGAAGAAGAGACAAGAAAAGACTTTGAATCTGGAAAGTACAAAGAAGGTACTAAAGAGTTTGATAAGGCACGCAAGGCGTACAAAGACGCTAAAAAAGCGCTTGAAGAAGCACAACCAAAAGCGCAAGATTTTTTACGTCCCGCACTGACTAAATTGGGGCAGATTGACTTCACCAAACTTAGTATTGGCAGAACAAAAAATCGTGAAACTAAACAATACGAAGATGGCCTTGCTGAGATATACGCCCGCGCTTCATTCTATCCTGCTGAAAACAATGCCGAGGTAATGAAAGCGCTCGGTGCTGAGATTGAAGCTCGGCGCAAAGCGGACAGGAAAGGTACTGACGCTGCCGTCAACCGTGCTTACGGTAAAGTCGTAGAGGAACAAGAAGCGGAGGCAAAAGAAGAAGCCGAGACCACTGAGGAGATTGATGAGGACGCTGAGACGGAAAGCGATACGCGCCGTCTGGCTGACGAAGATGCTGGAGATGATGCAACCTTCTCTGCTGCACCAGAAAAGCTAGTCTACCGCACCATTCCCCGCTTGCCCCTCATCCAAGGCGTCATCTCCGACGCTCAACTTCGCAAAATCGTTGCGGACATCGAGCGGGCACTGGGTGGCAGCGTTGACATCACCATCCTCGATGATGTCATGGACTTGGACAACAAGCAGGCTCCGGGCTCCAGGGCCGGTGCACTCCAGGGCGGGAAGGTCTACCTGTTCCGCAGCGGCATCGTTGACGGTGTTGAGGGGCAGAAGACTATCTTCCACGAGGTCTTTCACAAGGGCCTAGCCAATCTGTTGTCGCCCGCTGAGTACCGGGCGCTGATGACGAAGTTCTACAACCAGAGCGCAGCGGTGCGTCAGGCAGCGGACGCCTACCTTGCATCCGAGACCGGGAAGAAGGACACCAAGGACATGAGCCCCGAGGAGGCTCGCGTGCTGGCGGTAGAGGAAGCCCTTGCCGAGATGGCAGAGGCGACCAAGCTCACCGGCTCCACGCTGCGTCAACTGGGGAACTTCTTCGCCCGGGTTGCTGACCGGTTCAACATGCCGGGGCTGGCCCGTGCCATCCGCACGATGGGCCTCGACCCTCTGCAAGCCTTCATCCGCGATGCGATTCAGGCGGGGATCAAGCCGAGCACCGCAACCGGGCGCACTCGGTATCGCTCTCTCGTCGGAGAGAAGGAAGAGCGCACGCTGGGGAACAAACTCAACGCCAAGTTCGGCGGGAACAAAGCCATCGGCTTCCGTGCACAGGCGATGGATCTGCTGGCGGGCGTGGATTACATCTTCACCAAGGCTTACGGTAACCGTATCCGTGACAACCGGGGGGACTACAACCCGGTATTCCTCATGTCCCGGGCGTTGGACGCGCCGCGCTTCGCCAAGGAGGTGCAAGAGTTCGGCACCATGCGCCGCGATCCCACCGGGCTGCTCAGCGTTGACACGCTGAAGTATAAGGATGAGGACATCAGCTACAAGCAGGTGCTGGAGAGCATCGCTGCCGAGGCCAAGGCCCGGGGTGTCAACCCTGAGACCTTCCTCAAAGACATCGGTGAGTCACTGGCTGCGCACCGTGAATACGAGCTGATGAACGACCCGCAGGTCGAGAAGGACATCGAGTTCTTCCTGACGCCCGAGGAAGCCAAGGCAGCAGAAGCCGCCTTCCAGGCAGATGCGTTCATCAAGGGGGTGAGCGAGAAGCTCGACGCCATCCGCTTCGCTCTAATCGACACGATGGTGGACTCCGGGCGCATCACGGCTGAGAAGGCCAAGGAGTGGAAGGAAGCCACGGGCTACATCCCTTTCTCTCGTATTGATGAGTTCGACAACCTGATGCAGCGCCCCGACGCGCCGTCGAATGTCAAGCTCGCAGCGTTCAAGCAGATCAAACAGTTCAAGGGCTCCAAGGAACGGCAGACTGAAAACCCCGTCACGAGGTTCTCCAACCTCATGAATTGGATGGTCAATGAATCCATGAAGGCAGATGCGGTTGGTAACGCTCTGGCCGAGATGGAACTCCTTGGCTACGCTGAGTTTGTCGCTAAACCTGACGCCGTTGACAACAATAAGCGCGGTGCTCTCGTACCAACCTACATCAAGGGGCAGCGCAAGACCTTCTACGTCCCTGACCCCGCCAACCTCGCGGCGTTCGTGGGGGCACCAACAAACAATATTCCAGGCTTCATCAAGGCTGCTCAGAAGTTCTCGCAGTTCCTGCGCGTCGGTGTGACTGCCACGCCGCCGTTCGCCATCAAGCAGGTGCTGGATGACATCACCCGGGCGTATGTGCACTCCGGGGTCAAGAACCCTGGGGCGATGCTGCCGCGCATTCTGCTCAACTTCCCTCGAAACTGGTGGAACGAGATCAAGGGTACTCAGTCCGCCGCTGTGAAGGAGCTTGCCAAGTCAGGCGTGGTGCCTGCCTACGACACCATCGTTGGTGACAACGTCCGAGACATCTTGCAAGAGACCGGGCTCGCACCCCGTTCGGTCGGCAAGGCGATCATGCGCGTCATGGAGGCTGGTGCCAAGGCATCGGACGTGTCTGTGCGCGAGGCGATTTTCAACCAGACGATGAAGGAGACGGGCGACAAAGCGCTGGCTGAGCTACGCGCCCGGGAGATCATCAACTTCAGCCGCAGGGGCACAGCGCGAACTACCGACTATCTCATCCGCACCATCCCCTTCTTCAACGCCTACGCCCGGTCGATGGACAAGCTCCTCCTGGCAGCGGCAGGCAGTCCGAGTGCACAGCGCACCATCGGCGCGACGACGGGCTACGCCCGGAACCTGTTCTACAAGCGCATGGGCGTGCTGACCGCGATGGGCTTTGCCTACGCACTGCTGATGTCCGACGACGAGGAGTACCAGAACCTGCCTGACCACGTCCGGGACCGGAACTGGATTCTTCCAGGCGGCAAGGAACTCGGCTTCGTGCCGGCCATGCCGATACCCGCTGAACTGTCGTTCTTCTTCAAGGCTATTCCTGAACGTGTGGTGCAGTTCTACAAGCTCCAGGGTACCCCCGAGGAGCGCGACGGCATGCGGGTGCTGAAAGAACTGATGCTTTCCGGCGTAGACATCTTCTCGTCCCCCAACATCACACCGCAGGTTCTGAAGCCCATCCTTGAGAACCTCGTCAACTACTCGTTCTTCCTCGGGCGACCGCTGGAGTCCCAGGCACAGTTGGCGCTTGACCCCTCTGAGCGGTACGGCACCGGCACGTCAGAGACGTTGAAAGAAGTCTCGAAGACCATGACGGACATCGCAACGTCAACGGGGATTGAAGCTCTTAAGATCTCTCCGATCATGCTGGAGAATTTGGTGCGTGGCATGTTTGGCATGTCTGCTGGCATCGCTCTCAGCATCGCTGATGTCATGGTCAACCCCACGCGAACTGACCGCCCGCTACATCAAACGTTGACTGCACAACTCACGGGTGCATCGGCTGTGATGAAAGACCCTGTGGGGATGCGCTTCCTTGACGAGATTTACAACCTCGACAGGTCTACGGAGCAGGTCTACAACACCTACAACCGCAAGCTCAAGAGCGACCCTGACGACGCGGAGAAGTACCTCAAGTCCAACTTCGGGCTGTATGTCGCTCGCAGTGAAGTGCGTAGCACGATGGAAGCCATCCGCGAGCTGAACGCCCAGGCACGGGCTATCGACAAGATGACCGACCTGACCCCGGAAGAGCGCCGCCTGCTCATCAACGACCTGCGTACCCAGCAGAATGACCTCGCCCGGGCTGTGTATCGACTGCGCCGTCAAGTTGCCGAGGAACAACGCGTCATGGACGCGAGCCAATAAAAAGAGCCCCCGGGGAGCAAGCTCAACCCGGGGGCCAACACAGGAGGGAGATGCTGGCCGTCATGCACCAGCGGCGCGACTATAGCATCCTCCAGACCCTGATGCCAAGCAGGTCAGCCTCGATCCGCTCTTCGTGGGTCATCCGCATGCCGCGCTGCGCATAGCGGGCCTTGACCTTCTCTGCAAGGTACTCCCCCTTCAACGTCGGCAAGAAGAAGCTCTGGCCCGGTGCCAACCACTCGGGAAGGCAGTACTCAGCCCCGTTGTGCGCCAGCCGGCTGTCAACCAGCCGAAGCGGCTTGGTTCGGGAAGTCTTCGACATCGAGGTTCAGGTACTTCTTGGCCTCGTTGAATTGGATCGCATCGACCGCACCGAAGTCCGCACGCCAACCAGCACCCATCCGCTTCTTGATCAGAGTCATCTCCCCACCCGTCTCTTGCTTGTATGAACCATACAACTCCTTCACGTTGATGAAGGTCTGTGCACACCACTTGGTGAACTCCTTCTTGGAGATGTACAGCACGTCACTGTCAGGCTCGTAGCGGATCAACAATTCACCCATCGGCTCAAGGATCGGCCTGTCGTTGATACCTACTGCCGCAGGCTTGCGGTTAACGATCAGCACATTGCGGATGTTCTTGTTGATGTAAGTAGCCACCGTGCCAATAGCCGAGGTCGCAGACAGTTCCTGCTCATACGTCGCTTGCTTGACGCACTTCAGCAGCTTGTCCATGATACGTGAGACATTAAACTTGACGAGCCCAAGAGAATTCACAATCAGACCCGCAGTGATGATGCACACCACGTTGTTGAGCTTGAAACGCTCGGTCTGGGTCCAGTTGTTCTTGGAATAGATGGCGTCTCGTGTGTTCTCCCAGACAGTCTTGACCTGATCTAAGTTCGGAATGACGTAGCGTAGGAAGACATCAGCGGCATGGCCGTAGTTGTCGAGCAACGCGTTGAAGAGCTTCTGCTTCTCCAGCACATCAGAAGGAACAGGTGTACGGAGATGAATTTCCAAGATACGCGCCAGCTCCCCTGCCGGATCGCTCTTGATCATCAGCAGTCGGTCTTCAACGGTCGAGTTGCTTGACCAGACCGAGATCTGCTTCCAACGAATGTTGTTGACCCGCTCTGCGTTACGCCCCGCCTCCATGCGGTCACGGCCACGGCCCTGAGTGTTGTTGTAGACCAGATCCGACAATTCATGCGGGTCCGCGTTGGTCATCTCGTCCAGGGTGCCGACGATGCCGTTCATAAGCCCGAGCCGGTGCACCTTGGTCAGGGTCTTGTCCTGTGCATCCTTCATCAGAGACACAGGGTCTCCAAAAACTGAAAGGGCCATCCGCAGAATGGTGGTCTTGCCGGTGCCTGAGCGTTTCGAGTAGAAGTTGATGATGCCACCGTTCTCAGGCGACAAGTTCATCAGCACGCTGCCGAACCCTGCGAGCAAACCCGCCGCATGGTAGTCCATCTCGGGGTGGTTGTACTGCTGTGCAATCTCAGTCCACTTCTCCAGGGTGCCCTTGGGCGTGAACCACGACACGTAATGCTCGACCGGCTTGGCGACGGGGGTATAGACCACACCCCGCTTGGTGTACTCGCGGTTGCCGATGACGAAGGTGTTGTCCTGTGTCCAGCCGAATCTTGTACGCATATTGTCAGCCTTCTCTTTGAACTGAAGGTCTCGGATCATCAGCCCAAACATCTGCTGCAGAGCTATGAGCTGCCGAGGTTCAAATGCAATTACCCCCTCCCGGTTTACCGCCTCCTTGAACTTGTCTGACGCCGCTATCTCACTCTGAAGCAGACTGAACTCTCGAATGTCGCCGTGGGGAAGATGGTGCCTAGCCCACAGTGTGTCGCCGCCCCCTGCCGTGTCACGCATGCGCTTGTAGATATAGATGTCATGGTCATAGATCCTGATGCGACGCGACCCACCAGACTCTAAGTTCACTTCCTGATACACACCCCCAGTACCGCCACGGTAGAAAGGCGGAGGGTACGGCGGGATCTCAATGACGTTCTCATTGACCTCGACCTGCACGGGCTCAGGCGGCGAGACTTTGATCTCGGAGCCCAGTTGAATCGGAGACGTGATCTTCCCCAGGTGCGGACACCCAGCGCAGAGCTTCGCGTTGTCAAGTCCTTGGAACGTCTCACAGGTGTAGGGGCCCTTGGTCAGCGCAGCCTTACGCTCTGTCTCCTCGGGGCTGTAGTTGGGGTGGTTCTTTGATACGTCATGTATAGCCCAGTCTCTGTCTTCACAGTGCTGAGCAATCGACAACACCGCACGCCACACGGGCTCAGGGGTGGACTCTTGGTTCTTCGCCGCCTCAGCGATCTGTGCGCAGCCTTCACCGTTGTTTGACTTGATCCAGATGGTCTCAAACTTGCTGATCCGGTTCGGGTCGATGTAGAGCTTCTTGGTCTCGTGCGACACCCCGCCCGACAACGCACGGGCTTGAGCAAACATGTCGCCAGCATCAACGCCCACCGCGTCACGGATGGTCTCGAAGGCGTAGTACTTGACCGGGGTCAGCAGGGTGACCGGCGTGTCGTTCTTGCGGTTCAGGGTGCCAGGGATGCGCAGTACCCGAACGATGTCGGCAGTGCAGGCACCGTCAACTTCAAAACCCTCCTTGACACAACGGGCCTTCAGAGCGTCAGCCGTCGCCTTCCATTCATGGATCGGTGCTGGGTCTTGGAGATACCAGTGCGCGTGAATGCCATTACCTGAGTCGATCAGAGTAGGCTTCGGTAAACCTACGGTTTTGCAGAACTCACGCAGGGCGACAAGGCCAGCAGCCTTATCAGCATGGGGTTTTTTGGGCCCGCAATCCACATCAACATAGAACTCCCTCTTGGCGACTGCGTTGTCAGCGTCGGCTTCCTTGGCTGCACCGAAGCCGGCAGTAGCGTAGTAGACATCCCACCCGTTATTGTTGAATTCTTCTACCGCATCCGCCATATCAGCAGCGGACGTATACATGCGGTTGTAGACCAGAGCTTCTTTAAGCGGGATCTTCTTGACTAGCCTGAGAGAGTATCGCGTGCCATGTGGTAGTACGTTCTCGAAGAACTCTTGTGGAGACATGGTGACACGGGGTTAGCCACGAGCGCGGCGAGCGCTGCGGACGGTGCATGGGTGCCCGGTCAGGGCAAAGCGAGGGTCGAACGGTAATACGCTTCGACCTTGGGGCGCAAGTGCTTCGAGACATCGCGCCGGCCTGAGAACCACGAGTAGATCGCTGCTTTGGTCACACCCAGGTCTGCAGCTATCCGGTTGACAGGGACGAGCTTGTAGATGCACAGGCGACCAAGCTGCACACCGAGCAGGCTCGGGTCAGCGTCGGCGTTGCGCCGGATGATCTTTGTGGTGTACATGGTGTTGGGTGGGGGCGGCCCCGGCGCAACCCGGGGCTATTGCAGGAGTAGGAGACCTCTACGAGCGACCCCCGCGCACGGCGCTTGCCGCCGCCCCCATGATCGTCAGTCGTCGGCGTCGTCGCCCCAGGCGGACAGGATCGCGTTGACGTTGGGGCCGTCGTTGGTGATCGGCGCAGAGACCTTGGCCTCACGGACCACCGGAGCGGCCTCCGCAGGGGCTGGCACGTCCTTGGTGACCTTGAACGGGCTGGGTGCAGGGGCAGGCTTCGCCACGGGCTTCGGCGCAGCCACAGGGGCCGCAGCGACCGGTGCAGGCGCGGCGGTCTCAGGCACGTTGTCCATGTCCGCGATGCTCATGGTGACGGCGCTCACCGCCTCCGGATCGTCCTTGCGGCGCATGACGGTGTCGTACTCGGCTTCAGTCAGCGGACGCACCGCGCTGAACACCAGCTTCATGTTCGCCGTGGCGTCGAAACGCATCTCGGTCACGACAGCGTTGACCTCGACCCCGTGCCCACCGAGGAACCGAGCGTACTGCTGCAGGCCCATCTTGCGCCCTTCGCCTTGGCCGAAGAGGCTCGACGCGTTGATGTTCAGGGCGTAGATGTCACCCTGCACATCGTTCTCCAGAAGCAGCGCCACAGGGCGACTATAGCGGCACGCCTTGGACTCGTTGGCCCCCGAGCCCTTGATGTCCTGCGGGCACCCGGCACAGGCGCGGTTCTGCGGAGTCTTCACGCTGTCGTGCGGCTTGACACCGTCGTCGGACCAGCACTGCGGGCGACCCTTGACACCCTTCTCGTAGGTAGTGCCGTAGAACGTGCGGCGGTTGGCGTCGGATGCACGAACGATGATGACGTTCATGGCCCGGTCTTCGTTGACGGCGACTTCCTTGCCGCCGACGAGCATGTGCCAGACGTTGTTCTCGATGCTGATGCGCTTCGAGTTGCCACCACCCATGAGCGACTTGGTCAGTTCACTCAGTTCCCCACGACGCAGATGCGCGGGGAGCTGGTTGCCGGATTGGAAAAGAGTGAGTTCAGACATGTTACGACCTCCTAATGGTCACGGTGTACTTCGACTCAGTGTTGAGTCCCTTGGGCATCTGGTCAGGGTGCGCCTCCAGCCAGTCCTTCATGGCCCTCTGTGCGATGCGTCGTTCGAGTAGATCGAGTGCTTGGTTCTCCTTGATGAAGTTGTGCATAGACTCCCAGTCGGAAGTCCAATATGAGGTCTTGACACTGCGGATCACAGTGCCTGCGCCCGTGCGGATGCTGTCCGCACCGGCCTTCTTACACACGTCCATGAGCATGTGCTCGATAACTTCCATCTGATCCTTGATGGCTTTGTCTTCGTCCTCGTACTTCTTGGTCAGCGCGGCACGAGCGTCGCGCATCTTGATGTACGCCTTGACGAGCTTCTCGGTGGGCACCTGGGGTGCCTCGGTTTCCTGTTCCATGCGGCCTCCTGTGGCAAGGGATCGAAAGTTTACGGGTGAACTTTGGCCGTGTCAAGGGCCATCAGATAGTCTTTGGAGACCTTGCCCCCACGACCGGCGCAGACCACGGTCGCGCTGACCCAGATTTTCTTGCCGGTCTGCAGTCGCCTGATATGCCCGCGCCGCAAATGCTCCCGGGGCGAACGATGCGTGCCCCCGTGCCCTGCAGACTCCGGTGCGCTGTCCTGCTGCTTGATGGCTAAGAAGTGGTAATCGTCAAACGGAAGCGCGTCTTTGACATGCTTAACCGTCTTTTTCCGACCTTCAGTCTTAGCGATCTCAACGTTACTACATTGCAGGGCGTTGATGAAGTTCAACAGAACTTCAGCTTCTTGGGCTATGTCATGGATGTTCTTATCATCGCAGTAGATACGCATCTGCCGAACACCATCCATGCTGAGCAGATAACCGCTTCTGGGCAAACTAAAGCTGATGTAAGGTACCCACTTATGACTACTATCCATCCATATAGCAGTCATACATTCTATTTTTTCTTCTGTCTGTTCAGCGATGATTACACGCTTTGATGACCGCATTTCTCCAGGCTTTGGTTCTCTAAGTTCAGTGAACTCCAAAGCAACTCGGTCAAACGGGAGACAAAGTTCGATGCCGCCATCGAGTCCACGGAGATCAGGGTCTTCAAACACAATACCGCTGTCAGGTAGACAGAACTTGACAGCCAGCTTGACTACTTCTGCTATGCTTGCGAATTCCGGGTCGTCAATCGCCGCCTTTATCAGTTGACGGCAGTAGTTCAAAGGTTGCATGGTTTCTCCTGTGCTAATTACGGGGTTCGGTTTAGTTGGTTTTGACCGTGTCAAGCACCTCCTCTCGGTAAAGGTTGAGCAGGGACTCCATGTCCTCGGTCTTGCCGTCGAGCGAATCGTAGAGCTTGCGCTCCACGTCGCTGCCACAGAGCCTGACCACGAGACAGGGGTTCTTCTGGCCGGCGCGGTGCACGCGGGCGTTGGCTTGGTGGTAGGTCTCGTTGCTCGTCACAGGGCCCCACCACACGACCGTGTTGGCAGCGTGCAGGGTCACACCGTGCGAAGCCGCCGCAGGCTGGATGAGCAGCACCCTCGGCTCGGGCTCGGTCTGAAAGGCTTGGAAGATCCTCGTGCGCTGCGCCACCAGGACGCTGCCGTCGATGACTTCGACGGCGACCTTGTCTTTCTTCAGCCGTTCGTTCAACACCGTGATGGTATGTCGATACGAGACGAAGACCAGCACCTTGTGGGTGCTCTCCTCGATGGCTTCCAACAACACGTTGTAGCGGTTTGTGATGTCGAACTCAACAGTGTTGCCGTCGTCTGAATACACCGCGCCGCCTGAGACTTGCAACAACTTATTGAGGTTCGTCGCGGCATTGACTGAGGTCACTGTCTCGGTGCCCGCTGACATGATGAACTGGTCTTTCAGGAGCTTGTAGTACTTGATCTGTTGTGGGGTCAACGCTACTTCGCGTGTGGTGTACAGAAGCTCTGGTAGGTCAAGGCACTCTTCTTTGGTGAAGCGAATGGCCGGTTGAAGTACTCGGTTGACGATCTCGGCGGCGTTGGATTTTTGCTTCCATTTGAACTGGGTGACCTTCCACATCACCATGTCACGGAAGCTGTAGAAGTTTCTTGGCACCGACTCGGGATTCAGCATTTTGGCAAGGCCATAGGCATCAGTGGGTGCTTGGGACGCTGGGGTACCGGTCGCCATCCATAGCCATGTGTCAGCGGTGATGAGTTCGTTGATAGCCTTCCAGCGCTTTGTCGTCGCTGTCTTTACTGCGTTCGCCTCATCAATGATGATGAGATCGAAGCCTCCGGCTTTGAGATCCTCCAGCACCGTCTCGACGCCGTCGAAATTGATAACGACGAATTCAGCGTCGGACTGGATGACCTTGGCCCGCTTGCGTCTATCACCGTAGGCAACATCAACGCGCCGATGCATCACCACCTTGAACAGGTCCGCTTGCCATGCCGAAGACATGATAGACAGTGGGCAGATCACCAGCACCCGCTTGACGTAGCCTTTGTTAATGAGGTAGTCAGCAGCCCACGCGAATGCTGCGGTCTTACCTGTACCCGGATCGTTGAAGCAAAAGGCGCGTTTGTTCAGCGTCATAAACGCCGCTGTAGTACGTTGGTGGTTGAAGGGTTTGTAAAGCCCGGGCCATTTGTACCGTCCCTCGATGGGAGACGGCACGCCTTTGACACCGATGTTCTTCAGCACCCGCGCCTCGTCCAGGCCCCACGCCACTAGCACCCGCCCGTCGTCCAGCTTGGCAGACTTCGGGATGCTAGCCAGCACCCGCTCGGGGTGCCGGAGCTTCAACAACAGCGCTTTGTTGTCAATGATTTGCATGACTCACTTGAGGCTAAACCCGTGATCTTCCGCCATCCTGATCAGCCGCAGTGCCTGCGTCTTGGCGTCGTCCAGCGCGTGGTGCCCGGTGCCTACCCTCTCGGCCTTGGTCTTCATGAACATGGAGGAGATCGTTCGGTAACACCTGTCGTTCCAGTAGTGCCACGGGGTATCTATATCCACCGCTCGGTACGCAGCGGCCACCAGTGCGTTGTCGAAGTTGGCACCGTTACCCCAAACGATAGCGTTGTCGAGCGGCGGCATCCACATGGTCAGCTTGGTCAATGCCAAGTTGAGTGGTAGCTCTCCTTTGAACGCCGCCGCCCGTGCCTCGGCAGACTGCTCACCCCACCACTTAAGGGTGCTTTTCTGTGCTTTCAGCCCCACTGCCTTGCAAGACTCTGCGTCGATGGTGGTGTAGAACTCTTCTTCAATTCCTTTATCAACACTGAACTTCACAGCGCCGATAGAAAGGATTGTATCCCCCGGGCGAGTGCCCAAAGTCTCGATGTCAATCATGACATGCCGGCGTACATCTTTGATATCCATCTTCTCTCCTGCGAACGAAAATCGCTTGAGGGACAAAGTCCGTCAAGCTCGAAGCCCCGAAGGGCGGACAAGCCTAGCACCTTGCGATGCTAGGCGGATGAGGACAAACCCGGGGTCAGCCCCCGGACTTTGGTCCCTTGAAATTCCGTGCGCTGTTCGCGCTGAAGCTCTTGAGCTTCACATTCCCAGGCTTGCTCTTGCCACCGTCCTTGATAGGAACAACGTGATCCAGAGCCTTACCTTTCCGCGACGCCTTGCCGTTCTCTTTGTCCCAGGCACGCCGCGCCCGTTGGCGTTCGGACTGCTTAGCACGCCCCCCATCCGCCAGGAAGTCGGCGTATTCTTTCTTGTGATCCCGGTCTTTCATGTCTTTATAAGGCATTTCAACCTCCGTTCAATCCATTGTGCGGACATGACATCACCACGCAATGACGTTTACACAGTCCCGAAGGGCTCGGGTTCCACACGCCCGTGCGGTGTGCGTTCTCAAGGCGCTTGACATCTGACAGCCACTGCTGCCAGTAGATCTTCTCTTGCTCAGAGGTGTATTCCGCTGGCTTGAACGTGTTTGCCACGACGAAGAGCAGCCCCGCCTTGATCTTCTTGATCCCGGGGAAGCGCTTGAACACCATCAACGCCATCAACTCAAGCTGCGCAGTGTCGGCGTACTTGGCAGACTTCCCGGTCTTGTAGTCAACGATCCGCGCAACGCCAGTCTCATGGTTGACGATGAGCAAATCAGCGATGCCCCGGCACCAGACATTCGGATCTCTGAACCCGCAAGGCTCGAAGTCCTTCGTCATCCCCATCTCGTATTCGCAGAACTTCTCCCCAGGCAGTGTCCGAAGGGTGTCGAGTTGTCCCTTGACGTAAGCGAACTCCGGGGGCAACGGTTTGCCATCCCGGACATAATGTTCCGCCGCCTCGTGGAAGTTCGACCCGTAGAGCGTGGCCTCGGTGTACTCAGGCTCTTTGAAGTTCTTCGCTACCTTGATCTCAAAAAACTTTTTTGGACAAGTCTTGAACGACTTGAGGGACGAGTACGACCAAGGACCGGGCAAGCTCATGAGGACACACCTGTGCGGGCCGAGGGCCCGTTCTCCATGATGGCGAGAGTGGCCGACAGGATACGCGCCTCCACGCCCAAATGCAAGGCCACCTCACGGGCCTCAGCAAACCGATTCTCCAAGCACAGGTCGTGTACCTGCCGCATCATGCGCTCCATCTTCATCATCGGCATGGCGTAGTCGGTGATCTCTTCAGTCGTCATGCAGTTCTCCATAGTTGTAGCCCCACTTCGATTCACAGTTGATCGGGCACCCCCGTGCCCAGTCAGGCACCCAGCGCATGCAGGACTCGACGTAAGCCCGCGCCGCTTGGCGTTCTTCTTACCGTGCCAATGCTATCACGCTGTCGTGCACGGTGAGCTTGACGGGTAACTTGCGAGAGATACGCAGGGCCTGACTCATGACGATGATGCGAGCCAACGCCTGTACCAAATTCTCGATAAGTTTTCCACCGTATATGTTGACAATTCCTGTGTCGTCTTTGTACCGCCACTCAATGAAGCGCTCACCCTGCGCACGGTGGAGCTGTGGGTAGCTGATGTAGAGCCCGCTGGGCAGCTTGATACCCTTCTTGCCCTCGATCAACGCCACACCCTCACGCCCGAGCCACATGCTTTCGTCGTAGTACATAGAGCGGATGGCGTCATCCCCCCGTGCCCAGAGATCAACGATGCGCGGCACGCTGTCACGGTAGGTGTTGATGATCTTCTCGCACTCAAGGAGATCTAAGTCTACCGAGGGCGTTGCCGCCTTGAGCGTGGCTTTAAGTTTCCCCGCCCCGGTTTGGTAGCCACAACCGAGCGTCACGGTTTTACCGACAAAGCGTTCTAACTTGTTAGCCGGAGTCACAGTCTTACCATAAATCTTAGACGCGAGCTTGCAATACGCATCGACTTTGTTGGCGAAATCGTTGACCAGATCGTCCTGTCCCGCCAGCCACGCAAGCACCCGCGCCTCGATGTTCGATGAGTCGCAGTCGATGATGACGTAGCCCGGAGGTGCTTCGATGCATGCCTTGAGGTTGGTGTTGCCTCGTGATGGTAGGTTCTGGAGGTTGACCCCGTCACCGCCCGACGAGCGTTTCGTCCGTGCATAGGCGTACTTGAGCGGCACAGGGAAGGCGTCACCCCGCTTCGAGATACCGATGAACCGCTCAGTTCTCGTCTCCTCCAGGGTGCTCTTGACGCCAAGTCGTGCAGCAGCTACAGCCTGCACGCGCTCGTCCTCGTGTTCAATAAGAGCCTTCATGCCCGGGTCGGTCTTGGCGAAGGCGAACGTGGTCTTGCCTGTCGTTGCGCTGATCTTCATAGGCGGCTCGACGCCGAACCCGCGCAGCACCTCCGCGAACTTCTGGTTGCTCATGAGCAGGTCAACCTCAACCTTTGCCGCTGACAGCAGGTCCGCCTTGCGGTCTCGCACCGCTGCGAGGTGTGCCTCCAGCTTCTCCCGGTTCAGCTTGAGCATCGGCTCGGTGAACATGCGAATGTGCAGGTCGATGAGCTTCAGCTCTTCGATGGGGTAGGGCCCTCGGAAGTCAGCTTCGGTCGGGTTGTACCAGCCGTTGGACATGAGAGACCACAAGTGATGGCATAGTTCTACGTCGAGGAGACAGTACTCGGAGTACTGTCGGAACTCCCCCGGTGACATGTCGGTGCGTCTACGCCCCATCATGTTCATGACATAGGTGCCCTTGTCCTCTAGCTCATAGCGCTTAGCCAGCGCCGCCAAGGAGTTATTCCGGGCACTGAACATGCCACGGGCCATGCTGAGGGTGTCGAGCCACGCACGGGGTCTGACCCCGAACTTCCACGCCAGGATGGCACCGTCGAACAGCGTGTTGTGGCACAGGATCGCGTACTGCCCCCAGGGCACCGCATCGCACCACTGCTTGATCTCAAGATGCGTGCCAGAGACGACCTCCTTCGACCCATCCGGCCAGCAGACGCCAAGCATGATGACCTCAAAACGTGGGTCGCGGATGTACTCCTCGGTGGTCAGCTTACTGAGGCTGTACTCCTTGTCGTAATAGGTTTCTAGGTCTAATGTGACTACTTCCATCACGTGTTCTCCCAGAACCACCGTTCGAGGAGTTCAAGGGTGTCTTCCCGCACCACCATAGCGGCACCCCCGGCTTGGTGTATCTTCATCATCTCCTGCTCTTGAAGGGCGGTGGGCTTGTTGAACCCGGCTTTGCACTCGACGCCCAAGAACTTACCCCTAAAACATACGATGATGTCAGGGATACCTGAGCGCCCATAGCCCCCCATGACGGGGAAGAAGTAGTACCCCTTATGTTTTTTAATAATGTCAACGGCCTTGGCCTTGACTTTAGATTCAGGTGTTGCCATTGTTCGCGGCCTCGGTGTTGGTGTCAGGTTGTAGGTAGCCAAGCTCGATGAGTTTGGTTCTCCCTTTGAGATATCTCTCACGCTTCATCACTTGCTCAGTGAGGTGGGCCCTGGCCTCATTGTCAGGTAGTTCTATGGTGGTGAAGCGGTGCCCATTTGCACACTCACGCCTGCGGCGTGGCGAACGTGTCTCCAGTACATCCGTCCAGGCTCCGCACTGCGGGCATTTCACGTTTCTTTCTCCTATGTCTTGCGGATCGTTCGGTTGGTGTCATCCTCGGCGGGCGTTTGGCGTCGTAGCGCGGGCTACCCCAGGCGTAGACGGCGATTGTGTGCCGGCCCCAGGCGTCCCGTTTCCACAGGATAACCCTGACGAGGTCGCGGCTGCGCAGGGCGCGGATGAACTTGCGCGTGGTGTTGAGCGCCAGCCCCGAGGTCTCCGAGAGTTCAGGCACCGTGCCCCCGCCGTACACCAAGGACTCGACCACAGCCGCGTAGGCAGTGGTGTTACTTAGGTGGACGTTCAGGGCCATGTCACCACCTCGCCGCTTCGGCGTGGGTCAGTTCTGTCTTGGCCTGCCGTGCAAACCACCGGGCGACGATGGCGCGTTCCTCGTCGGTCTTGAAGGGCCAGAGCCAGCGGGGCATGGTCAGGCCCGAGGGGTGCATGTCAGTCATTCCCACCTCCAAAACAAAAGGATAGCCACACAGACAAGCACCGCGATGATGACGCCTTCAAGGATTAGGTCTGGGTTCATAGACTTTCGACTCGCATGGTGTATCCATCACCCACGGGCCGATCCACACGGTGCGGGTGGCAGTGGGGCCCAGAGGACTGACGTTGATGTTCCGAAGGCAGTCTGCGCATTCGGTCTTGTGTGCGCTGGCGCACCGGGCGAAGTCACTGGGGAGGGGGGTCATGCCAACCCCGCCAATCTAAACGCCAACTCCGTTGGCACTGTCCGTTGCACATACGCCCGGGTCAGCGGGCACCAGTAGTGGATGGTAGTCATTTGATTACCCTCATTAGTCGGTTCAACACGGCGTGTTCCTGCCCTATTACAAGGGTGTGGGTTGCGCTTTTAAGCTCTGCTGCCGTCTCGCACCAGTCGGCAAGCAGCAGGTGTAGTACCTCATGTATCGCCAGCTTCTCAACATCCCACACCATGCCAAAGTCTCCTTCGGCGTTGATAGTCAGTCGAATGCTTGCGTTCTTGGTATTGTTGTTATAGGTGGCTTGGGCGTTGACGCGATCCCCTATCTGCTCATGGGATATGGTGACGTTCCATTCGTGCATGCCGAAGGTGTTGAGCAGCGTTTGAACCTTGACCTTGAACTTCTCAAAGTCTTCGGGCGTGAAGGTGTGTATTTTCATTTGGCACTCCTTCGGAGTGCAGTTGCCAACTCCATCAACCATCTCACCTCGAAGTGGTCAGACATGATGTCGGCTTGGCGATGCAGGGTGTCAGCGAGTCGCTTACGTTCCGCGTTTACCGCCTCTTCAACCTTCTTGTCCGCGTCCCAAGGCAGCGGTGTACCGCCGAGTTCATACGCCTTGTTTCTCCACATGGCGGCGCTGAGCTTGTGGATTTCACAGTACGGGCAGGTCATTTGTTCCCCCTTGCGCGAATGGCTGCGGCACACTTACGAACAGCGGCGATTTCCACCACAGTCGGCGTGTCAATTAGATTCACAGCAACGCACAACTTGGCGCACGCTTCGCGCTCTGCTGCGGCGACAAGGGCGGCGAAGCGTTCAAGTTCCTCGTCCCAATCCTCATATGCGCATGACACATTGGGAACGTCGCAACCGCTGTAGATAGGAGCCAGCCCCGCTTCCCGCGCCATGCGGATGATGTCTTCTGGTGTCATGTTCTCGATCTCTCCGGCCACGATGCGGGCCTGTCGGTCCATTCGATGTCGCTCATGGTAGTCCCCACCTCTGCAGCACCCTCGGCATCCTCGGCTGTCCAAGTGATGTGCGCTGCGCAACTCCACCACTCACCGTTCCACCACCGCAGCAGCTCTGGATTACGGCGGCGACTCGCCGGCCACCAGCCGATGCTAGGCGGCGGGCCTTTGTGCCATGTGGTCATGGTTGTTCTCCTGTGGCTTTGGCGTGATGTTCACGGTGGTGCAATCTGCAAAGCCAGCGAACTTCTAAAGGTTTGGAATATTCGTCGTGATGCGCTTGTGACAAAACTTCTCCACATATTTCACATGGTTGACGAACCATGCGGCCCATCTGCATTTCATGGCGCACCTTACGCCTTGCTTTGTGCCTAACCGCCAACACAGGGTCTTTGGCATAAAAACGCATCTGTTCTGCTTTTCGTGCAAGACGTTCTGGCGTTTTGGCGTTTTTCTCCCGCCATGCTTTATTCCATATGGCTTGTTTAGCTTTGTACTCTGGATCATCTCTGCGCCTAACGCTGTATGCGCGGTCACGCTCAACATTACGGACGTTCATTCAGCTCTCCTTCCGCCCGTGCGATGGCGGCGCGGGCGATACCGCGAATTTCGG